ATTTAAGAGGGGGTGGAGATTTTAGGGACCCCCCCGCCCTATATAACTATTTATTCAGTAGCTTGCACTACCTTTTTGTAGATGTTTTGGAAATCATATTTAATTATTTCATCAATTGCTCTTTCAATCTCTTCGTCGTTCTCTTGTTCTGTTAGTGCGTCTGATGTTCTTGCTACTCTAGCTAAATAGTCACAAGAATTGTAACCTTTTTCAATGTCAAACAAAAACCAAGAATTGAAATCTTCAAAAGGATTGAAAGGATTGTCGAAAGTTGTTAGATAAACTTTTCTTTTCATAATTCAAAATCAAACCTTTCCTTTAAAACTTTGTTCATGTTTTAGCTTTTACCTCTTAAAACATTTGAGATTGCAGTAGTTGAAACACCTAAAGCCTCAGCGATTTCAGCAGTTGTGTAGCCTGAATTCTCCATAAACTTAATCTTGTTTTTCTTAGCTGTTGATAGTTCGGTTTTGCTAGTACGAGGAGTAGATAGTTCTCTTAAACGTTCAGGTTTAACATTATTTATAATGGAAACTAACTTACTTTCGCTAATGGCACCCGCTTGAATAGCTTCCCATTCAGAATCAGTTAGATCTATATGGGTTCTTTTAGCACCGACTTGTGCTCTGGCTTTAGTTAAGGCCTGTTGACCTATCTTCTTTAACTCTTTCTTTGTCATGTCAGGATTATCATTCTTCATAGCCTGCACCTTAGCATTAGCCATTAGCTGGGCCTGTCTCTCTTTAGGAGCATTAAGTTGTACGATTCTTAATTTAGCATCTAAATCTTTAACTTCTTTGTAATACTTTTGCTTTGCTTCAGAGGAATACTGGATTGAACCAGTAACTTTGGCTTCCTTTCTAGCTTGGTTAGCTAGGGCTTTCATCTTGTTGGCGTACTCCGCATATGCTGTCTCCTGAGGGGTACCAGATGATAGAGTAAAGGCATCCTTAGTCTCAGCCATCTTAGTACTTGTTTGGGATCTATACTTAGTCTTCCCAGTCTTAGGGTCTACATATGGAGTATCATCAGTCTTGTATGATAACGAACCGTCTTCATTAACGATAGGAGTACCTATTCTCTTTCTAACTGATACTTGACCTTTAGCTTGTGATATTAAGGTAGATGCTCCTGATTTCTTGTTACCATCCTCATCTATTCTTTCTTGATATCTCTTCTTTAAAGCGGCTATACCATTATCAGCCTCTGATTGTTTATAGTCTAGCTTATGTTTCTCAGCATCTATAACAACCATGGAGTGTCTAACAGCTCTAGCTAACTCATCCTGACTAGCACCTTTTAGTGTCATATCAGTTATAAGGTTTGATATCTTACCCATCTCAGTCTGTGTGTTTCTCATAACTTTAAATGTACCTTCAGGTTTACCACCATATGCCATCTTAGGATCAAAGTCTTTTAATCCCTCTAGTGCTGGAGTAGATGTAATATTAACCTTATTGTTCTTTCCATTACCTCTAGTAGGTATAACCATAACAGTGTCGCCATCAAAGTCTGCCCCTGATAGTCTCTCTGCTACAGAACTATGTATACCAACTGCATCTAGCGCATTACCTAACATTCTTTTAGCTCCGGCATGCTTATTATTAACAGTTAGTATAGGTATTTCAAATGTACCTCCATGTGGGTAACGAACTAAAGCTACTTTCTCACCATTCTTATAGTTAGGTGCGTACACTTCTGTTGGTTTCATATCAGTTACAGGCAGTATAACTTGATACTTTTGTCTTGGTAAGGCTGCCGCTTTAAGATGTACAGCTGCCGCATCGGCATCTTCTGCAAATGACTGTAATCTAAGTTTCTTAACAGTAGGGTTAGTTAAGGACATTATCTCATCAAACTCTGCTTGTTTGTCAGCCGCTGCTAATCCCAATTGTTTCTTTATTAATGGCATACTTTGTTTAGAAAGGAATTGAGATGGTAAGTGATCTGCCCAATCGCCCCAATCGCCTTCTTCAGCTCTTTTGTTAATCTTTGATAATGATTGTTTCTTTCCAGTTAATGGGTCAGTATATTTACCTTTAGGGTCATCATAGAATGACTGACCACCATGTTCTTTTATAAGTGAACCAAATGGATTATCAGGATCATCTTTGATCTTTTTTAATACATCCATCTTACTAACATTTTTTGTTTTATTAGTGTTAAACATAACATCTACTCCTGGTGGTAGATCATCTGAATATATAGCCATACCTTTTATATAATGTGTGCCATCTACAAGTATTCTAACTTGAGCGTAGTGACTTTCTCCAAGAGATAGATCTTTAACACCTCTACGTATTTCAACAACTCCATCTTTAAGAACTCCTCCATCTTCAGCATATCTTATTGCTAGACGTTTAGAATCCATACTTTCAGGATATATAAAGCCTTTTCTAAATGATTGACCATCATCATATGATATAAATTCATTGATAGATTTTACTTTTTCATAGTCATATATTTCTTTATGTTCTGTTCCTGGTTTACATAACACTTTTAGCGTAGTCTTCTTACCAGAGTTGGTGACCTGATCAACACGTCCACCATACACTTCATAACCTTCTCTCTCTAACATATATAATGCTTGATTCATTTTTTCCTTAGATACACCCAGTTGTCTTTCTACCCCAGTACCAACGTCGATCATTCCTTTTTCATCGACTTGTTTTTTAAGGAAATCAGCTGTATTCTTAGCTTCCCTCATCTTACTCTCAGATGATTCATTTAATAAAGATCTAATAGATGAGTCACTAGTGTAGCCCATCTTATCAGCTATCTCGTTTAACGAATAACCTTTAGCTCTAAGATCTTTAGCTCTTTCAACTTCCAACGATCTTCTTTCTTCTTTAGCTAGTGACTTCTGAACTCTATATTCTGTAGTACTAAGTCCTAAGTGATTAGCTATTTGAGTATCAGACATTCCTTTTCCTTTAAGCTCTTCCACACGAGCAAGGAAGTCTCCACTTCTTTGAAATGGTTCTTTACCCGAACCCCAAGGATATCTACCCGAACGTCTCTTAATACCATAATGCATTAATTCGTCGATAGGTGGTTTATCTTGATACATATCCGTTTCCCCCTTATTTACATCACGTTACATTACATTTCAGTTTCTATACGAACTTTAGTTATCGCTTTATCAAATGCTACTATTTTATCCATTATAGGTACTATTTCATCAGCCTGTGGACAATGTATCAACACTTGATCGTTTTGATATAATCTTAGTTCCATATCTATATTATGTGGTTTTAACTTATATTCTAAACAGAATAAAGCCGCATAAACCATAAGTTGTTCCATGTGAGCTGGTGTTACCCCAGTCTTTAAATCATGGATTCTTAATAAGTTTTGTCTAAACGATATAGCATCTGCTGTACCGAAACAATTGTCAGAATAATATAACACTTGTTCAGGTGTCATCTTATATCCGATAGCATCATTTACATACATATTCAAAGTCTTCTGCGACTTTGGTAGTTTCTGACCCAGTTGAATACATTGAGCAGCGAAGTCATGTAACACTGTCCCTCTTAACGTCGCTTGATGTTTTAGATAGGACTCTATTACTTTTTTTTCATCATAATTTATCCAGTGATATTTACTAGCGCCTAAGAATGCATGTTTACCTTCCACCGAAAAATGTTTGTTGAAGTTCATTCAAAATCTCCTCCTTGTTTTCAGGACAGATGAATCTAGAAAATGACATTTTATTCATCATATCCACATAGTATTCTTGGTTTGGTCGCTTACTAGCCTTAAGTGATCTCTTCACTTCTAGTGCAGCCCATTTGTCTTTAAATAGAATTAATAAATCTGGAAGACCTTGAATATATGTTGGGTCGGTTTTCATCACGAGACACCCATTGAATCTCTTCTTGATCTCTTTGATTAAACCTGCCTGAAAGTCTCTCTCCAGTTTCGACATGTCACATCCTCCCATCTATTCCAAATCGAAAAATTAAAGAGAATGGTAAGTCGCCGGGCGCGGCGCTTATAACTCCTTTCTCTTCATAACAGTCCATGTTTTTTTCGCGAAGCTAATTTTAGAAAAAGAAAGAGTACGTGTAGTACTCAATCTAATAAACTTAATTATTTTTCATCAGTATTTTTCTTTTCATATAATTCTGATTGACTTATGATGAATCTAGCTTTTTGTAGTTCTCTATATGTTACGAATGCTGTGTATAAAGAAACTCCGGCAACTAATGTTAATAGTGTGTTTTTATTTTTTAATTTACTAAACACTCTAACATCAGCATCTAACTTTCTCTTTAACTCCTCGTTTTCTATAGCCAAACATACTAGTGCTATATCTTTTTCTTTAATGTCTAATTTTATTTCTGTTTTTTTCATAACTGATCTCTCCTTTAAAATATAAGTTTTCTCATAACAGACTATGTTTATAACGCGTGGACAAAAAAAGAAAAGGGCATGTAGCCCCTGTAACTATTTAGTATAGTCTGCTTCGTTGATTTCTGGAATTAAATCTTTCCAATCATTCACGAATGACTCAGCTACAGGGATTACCCCTAATACTTCTCCAGTTTCTTCAACTGTAAACGTCATTAAACAATCTCTTCCGAAGTCTAATGGTTCTTCAATAAGTTTATTGTTTGTTTCTTGTTTATTGGATTTATTATTTAACCCTGATAGAATCATTGCGACTGCAAAGCCGGTAACGATCGTTCCAGCGGTAATAATTTCTCCTTTATGTTTATTCCAAACTTTTTTTAATTTATTTTCTTTTTCCATTTTACATCTCTCCTTAAAAATTGTTTTTTTTTCATAATAGCGTATGTTTTTTTCGCGGATAAAAAAGAAAGAGTCCTTGTAGACTCTAACTTCTAACGTTTGCTTGTATAAATCGCATTACTGTTACTTAGTAATATAGACATATTATTATTTTGTTTCTTAACATTTTTCATAACTGGTATTATAAATTTACACCACACTACGGCGCTATATATAAGACCCACTATTGTTAATATTAAATAACTCAATAAAATAAATTTAATCATACTAATCATCTCCTTCGATTTTTTACGTTTCTCCATTATAGTGATTGTAAATGGTGCGAGGACAAAAAGAAAGAGTACTTGTTGTACTCGATCTTCGGTATTTCATCTTAATCTGTTGATGTTTCTAACACTGATAATGTAATCTTAATCATTCCTATATCTTCAGAAGTTCTAATAACATCCGCTAATAGTTCCTTTTTCTTATCTTCATCACTTTCGTGTAAAGCTTTACCAGTTACTAATTGTAAATGTTTGACCTTCTTTTCTAATTTTTGTTCCATTTCGATAATTACTTTTTTCATTTTAAACATCTCCTTAAAAATTATTTCTTCATAATAATATTTGTATTTATCGCGAAGCGGTAGTTAAGATATACTCATATCTCTCTAACCTTATATCCTAGACTTTTCATTTTATTACCAATAATGTTTCTATGACAATTGAGATAGTCTTTCTCGTAGCAATATATGGTTACATCATTGCCATCATTTAACAATTTCATCAAATAACTAATATCTTGATTAATATTAACGTTATTAGAATTTAAATATTTTTGATAGATTATCATGTAATCCTCGAACTCGATATCACCCTTCTTATATTTGATAAGTAGATCTCTAGGGGGTGGGATATGCCCTAGACACCAATCAAGATCTTGAGGGTTTAACCATTTTGGTACGTACGCTGCCACCGATACTTTTATACCTATACCATTTTTAATATTAGCAAAATAACTTGTATATAATGTTCCTTTTTTCATAATAAATCACCTCGTTATACGCTCTGGCCCATTTACCCGTTTTTTTTCGTTAACTATATATAATATTATTATTTTTTTTTCACATTAATTAAAAAGAAAAGTGGGCTTTTGGGCCAAAATTAACACAAATCACCGTATTTACCCTAATTTACCCCAAATTTACCCCATTTTAGGGCTATTTTACCCCATTTTACCCTGTTTTTATCCATTTTTTATAAAATTTCTGGCCCGGTTTTATGTTGCAAAAGTGGGCCAAAACCCAAAAAAAGTGGGCCAAAACCCGGAAAAAGAAAGAGGGAATGTGTTAAAATTCTAAAAATCTAACACAAACCCATTTAAAAGTGGGCCAAGCCCGTTTTTCAAAAATAAAAAGTGGGCCAAGCTTACCTACTTAATATAGTTTTGATCGTTCAAATACTCGCCATCGTAGTCCACAATCCACATAACTTTCTTGTCACGTCTGTCATAATATCTCTTAATATAGTCACAATCTTTAGTCTCAATCTTCCTAAGGACATCTAGTCTGTAGAGTTCCAACATAAGTTTATTAATCTTGATTCTTCTTTTTCTATCTTCTAATCTATCCATTGCGTCTCTAACGGACTCCAATTTTTCAATCAACCAATTAATAGTATTCTCCATCATGTCTTTAATTCCCAACTCCCTATTTCGTAAGTCTATTCAGTGCTTCATGAGCCCCGTCATAATTGGTAACCATCGCATTCATAAACTTAGCAAGTGTAAACATATCGGTCAAGTCACTCGTACTTCTTCGTGCTATATCTCGTCTTTCAAGTCTATTCAGTTCCCTAATCAATCTTTCTTGACGCTCTCTCAACTCCTTATTTTCTTTCATAAGAGAGGCGTTTTTTAATTCCAACTCCTTGTTCTTTTTTCGTAGTTTTTCATTTTGATGAATAACATCTATATACTGCATACCCATTTTACTCTACCTCTCTCCACTCACTTATAATTTCGTAACCTTTTCTATATTCCTTCAACTCTTCCCTATATTTTTTAGTCTTAGAATATCCGCATGAGAATATCTCTGGACAGAATCCTCTATATACACATTCTTTAACCATACAGCTAGCTAATTCTGGTTCAACCGTAGCTACTTTATTTTTTACCTCTTGCCAAGCTTGTCTAGTCTCTAAAGATGCACAGTGGCATAATCTTTTTCTACTTATATTAATTAATGCTTGAGCATCAGCTTCACATGCATGATTAACTAATGAGTTTTGAGGAAGTTGATCCCTATTCATTCCAGTTCTATCAGATCTTTGCGTACTTACAAAGTGTTCAATTCCTATTTTATGTCTAACTAGATGAACGCTAACCCAATATTTTAAATTAATCCATCTCCAATAAATTTTTAACCTTCTTATAGGAGAGTGTTCCGACATTATTAGTCTTCTCTTCCAATCGGAAGTAGGGTAAGACCCAGTAGTCTTCCCTATAGTATTCATTGTTGAGTCTTTTATATCTTGCCAATTATCTTCTCTTTTAAATATATCTATCTTCATTTTTCTACCTCATTTCGTAATATGATATAACATTATCTAAAAGTCCCAGAATTGTAGCAGGACCAGTGTGTCCGTATCCGCTGGCTATACAGTTATAAGTGTGTAATAATACATCTTCCTTATCAACATCGCCAACTCCACTAATACCATCTATTTTTTTCATACTACAATCTATAATTATTTGATTTGTTTTGTTGAAGTGTTTATGATTAAATATTTTTCTCTTGCCACATCCAGTGATTATGACGTCTGCTTTTTTCATTTCTGAATATAGAGTTAATTTTGGAACTCTAGAATGCATAACTATAGGAATTCCATCTTTTTGTAATATTAATTGAGCTAAAGGTTTGCCTATTAATTGACTTCTAGATATGATCAATACTTTTAAACCTCCTACAATAGTAAGACTCTCTATAATTCTCATAACACCTTTTGCTGTAGCAGGAATCATGGCCATTGGATCTCCATCTACTAATAATCCCTTTTGATAATTAGTTAACCCATCCATATCTAGCTCCGGCTTCAAACAAGATATAGCTTCTTTTTCATCTAAGTTAGATGGTAGTGGTAGTTGTAATATAGTTGGTACACTTGAACACCCGATTATAGCATTTAATTCATATTGTGTTATACTCTTTGGTAGAGCAATCTCAATAGGATTTAACCCTAACTCTTTAGCTTTTTTAATCTTATTATTAACGTATAAATTAGAGTCATCCCTATCACCAACTTTAATTATGTTAAATAATGGCTCTTGATGTAACACACGAGCTCTATGCTTTATATCTTCTTCCCACTCTTTTAATATCTCTTTGGTGTTTATTTCAGCACCACTCTCCTGTAATCCTACAATGTTTTTAGTCATATAATAGTTATTCATCTTAGTCTCTCCTCCCATTACTCTTTATCTATTTATATATTTTTCCTGTCTTCTTATCCTGTAATACTATTCTATTACAAATCTTAAAACCCGATTTATCACATAATCTGAAAATGGATTTTAATAATCTATCGAACACATAATCCCTAACACTTTTTTTATCTTTATTATCTATATTTTTTATAGCATCATAAGCCGTTAAATCCCAACAACCGGATGCATTTTTTCTTGGATCCTCTACCCTATACATATTTAACTCCCCTCTATTTCAACAATATAACCTCTTTTCAAACTTTCCTTAACATTTATAACTCTTTGATTGGAGCTACCTCTATATTTCAAAGATAGGTTCTTTTTATGAATATCGAATCTACCATCCACCAGAGTGTCGCAATAGTTAAGTATTATCTTTTTATTTTTATCGGATATTAACTCTTCCCATAAATATCCAGTCCATATATGAATTGGTTTTCTTACCTCTTTATGAAGTCTATAAACTAAATGATATAACATGTCTAAATTTTGCTGAAATGGTTCACCACCTAATATACAAACACCAACGACGTGTTCGTCTTTAGCGTATTCCACAAATTTATCAGCTACGGCAAATGTAAATCGTTCTCCGTAATTAAAGTCCTGAGCTTCTTTATTAAAACAACCAGGACAGTTGAATGTGCAGCCACTAACGAACAGGGTAGTGTTTACCCCGTCCCAATTGCTAGTGTCATATCGTCTAATTTTAGCATAATTCATGACTAATACTCTCCTTCTAATTCCTCCATCTCTCCTTCTGATTCCTCCAACCAACATGTTCCAACTTTACCAGTTGTCCCAAGTCTTAAACATTCATCGATCTCTTTATCGTAATATATACAACAATCTTTAAAGCATGATAATGGTTTCTCTATAACTATGTTCACAGCCTCCTTATAAAAAGAATCCACTAAAATATCAGTTACTCCTATAACCTTACAATTTGCATATTTAGATTGCCATACTACACCACTCAATATCTCCCACTCCATACAAACTCCACTGTGAAGTTTATCTTTATCAGACTCATCGGTCACCATTATATGACCATTCTCGTGTTTAAACCAAAGTCTAATAAGTGTGTTTTTACATACAAATTTTTCAATAAATAGTTTTAATTTCATATCTCATCTCTCCCGTTTTTGATGTATAAAGGGACCGTAGTCCCCGTTGTTATTTTTTTTTTATATAAACAATTATCCAATTATGGAAACTAAGATTAACGTTATTAAAGATATAATAACTAGCGATATAAGTAAAGTAATAAAAGTACCAATAATTACTTCAAACATAACAACACTCTCCCCAAATATTTTTTTAGTTTTTTACAAATGCTTAACTCTATTTAAGATATCCAGTTTTCTCCCATCTGTCCATTCTGTCTCACCTAAGTATCCACATGTTCTTCTAACAACACTAAGTGTCATTTGGTCATCATTTTTACATTGTGGACACACCCAATTTAAAGTTTCAGGATCATTATCCATAACCCCAGTATATCCGCAAGCGCCACATACGTCACTCTCAAAGTTTATTTCAGCATACGTAATAGTTTCATAAATATGTTGAATAACTTGCATAATAGCGTCCGTATTCTTTTGCATATTAGTAGTCTCTATATAACTAATTGCCCCACCAGTTGAATATTTTTGAAGTTCTGATTCCACATTCAACTTAGTGAACGCATCTATTTCTTCTCTAATATCTACATGATATGAGTTAGTAATCCAACCCTTAGTTGTGATATCTTCTATATCTCCAAATTGCTGTCTTAATCTCTCACTGAACCATCCAGTAGTTGATTCCTGTGGTGTTCCGTATAAAGCGAATCTTAAGTGAGGTTGATTCTCTTTAAATATCTCACAAGTATCTCTTAAATGTTCCATGATTTGATTAGCTAATGCGAATCCTTTTAATGAAGTGTGAGATTCACCAGTAAGATATTTAACTGTTTCATATATTCCAGAATATCCTATGGTAACAGTAAATCCTCTTTCATCTATAGCTTTTATTATATCTTCATCATGTCTTAGTCTCGCTATTGCGCCGTGTTGCCATAATATAGGAGCTACACTAGCTTTAACACCCTTCATTTTATTATATCTTAATTCGCCAACTTGTCTAGCTAGTTCTAATCTATCATCTAATATTTTCCAGAATTTATCAATGTCGCCACCTGATGATAAAGCAGCATGTGGTAGATTTATAGTACACACCCCTAGATTCCCTCTACCATAAAATATAGGACTTCCGTCTTTATCATAGAAAGGACTAAGGAAAGCTCTACAACCCATACAAGGGAACGCGTGACCAACTAGTTCTTTCATTTTCTTAACTGAAATATAATCTGGATTCATTCTTATAGATGTGGATTTAGCAGCCAGTTCAGTTAACCAGAAGTATTCGCTTCCTGGATAAGTGTTATTCTCATCTAAGAAATATAGAAGTTTAGGGAATGTTTGAGTTGCAACTACACCGAATTCATTTTCCATACCGGCTATTCTTTGTTTTAAGAATTCCTCTATTAACATCACAGTCTCTTCTTTATATTCCGGTTCTTCATCAATATACATACATACTGATATGAAAGGAGCTTGTCCATTAGTTGTCATAATTGTAGATATTTGATAGTTGAATGTTTGAACAGCGTCTTTTATTTCATCTTTTAATTCTTGAATGACTAAGTCATACTTATACTCTTCTGATACTGGTAGATTCATATTATCGTATTTTTTCTTTATTTTTTCCTTACTAATCCTAACGAATGGTGCTAAATGTGAAAGCGTTATAGTTTGACCACCGTAAGTACAAGATGCAACCTGTGCTGCTATTTGAGTAGCAAGTGTCATAGCTGTTCTAAGTGATTTAGGTCTTCTTATTTTCTTCTTATTTATAACCGTACCATTCATTAACATATCTTTAAGATTAACTAACTCACAATTATATATAGGTTGTAAGAAGTAGTCTAAGTCATGTATTTTTATTTCACCTCTTTTGTGTGCGTCCATTAGATGTTTTGGGATCATAGCTGTTTTAGCGATATATTTACTAACCTCACCAGCTATTAAATCTCTTTGAGTTGATGCTAACTGTGATTGTTTATTTGAATTTTCTTTTAATACATCATGATTAGTAGCATCTAGTAAACCAGATACCTCTTTAATTAATTCCATCTTGGAATCTCTAATCCTAGTTCTTTCTTCTCTATAGTCGCTATACGCTTTTGATACTTTTTGGTCATACTCGTTAAGATAATGAACTACCATATCTTGTATTTCCTCTACTGTATATGACTCCTTATCAGAGCCAGCTAGCTGATCGTATATATCCAAAGTTACGCTGAATGATAAATTTGAAGCTCTATACATATCAAACCCGTTAGAGACAAGCTCATCGTTATACACGTCTATGAATGCTTTTGTTATAGCTTTTTCTATTCTTGACATATCGAAATCTTTTACTCTATTATCTCTTTTTATTATCTTTATTGTTTTATTCATACTAAATTCTCCTCTCAACCCATCTGGTTTCATTAAATTTCTTTTTTTCTCTTATCGCTCGATTTATAGCTATGTCGATAGCTGCATGCGTTTTTAAATGATAATAATGTAAATCCTTAAATGGTGTATTAAGTCTGTCTATACGTCCTGATGATTGTTCCATCACCTTATAAGAATAATTCTGTGAGTAAAATATAATAGTATCAGTCGTAATACAATTCCAACCAGCATTACCAGCGGTATATTGAACTAGGTATACCCATGATTTACCCTTTGGTAATGGGTCGTGATTGTGACCATTCCATTCTGCTATTTCTACTTTCTCATCTAACATAAATGAACTAACCCCATCGTAATCAAGATTCTTTAATATTTCGAGCTCGTAATCAAAGTTGTAGAATATGATTACTTTAGGATGTTCTTTAAATATATCTAATACGGCCTGTGCTCTAGAAGGATGAGTATTAATGGATCGTCTTAATGCGTAACATAAAGATCCAGCATTCTCAATTGGTTTATTATTTACTATATCCCACCTATCTTTCATAATTTTTCTATAGTCAGTTCCGTTATATTGCACAAAAATATCATGATTGATTCTATTGGTAGATCTATCAAAATCCATAGGTACCAGTAACTGATTTCTTAGTTTTAACAATTTACCAGTACCGATATATTTATCTATCATTGGAAATTTAGCAAATCTAGAATATACTATATGTTCTCTACTAAACTCCGTTTTATTTTTGTAGAAGCCGTTAGCAACAAATACTGGAATATAATCACTCCATGTATCCCCTGGCGTTGCCGATAATAGTATCCACTCATTAAATTTAGCTATTTTTAAAAAAGCTTTAACCCAAGTACCACTACCACATACCCTCTGTTCGTCAAATATAAAGAATGCATTTTTTACATCTTGATATTTTTTAATATTGTTCCATGAGTCTATAACTATCTTATTTTTATAGATATTTATATCCGGATTAGGATGCATTAAGAAAGGCGTTAATTCGCCAACCCACTCAAGAGTATCTCTTTTTTGAGCAGTGGTAATGATATATAAATCCTTAGGTTTTTTTAATTTTTTATAGGGTCCTCCAACCAACGTTTTTGGATCCCCACCATTCTTTAGATAATAATACCCTATAGATGTGATTGATTTCCCACTACCAACACCACCCATCAATATACAACCATTCTTCATCTGTTCTAAAGCTTTGGTTTGGTGGTCATATAATTTGATAGCCATTAAATCACCTCGAATATAAAGACGCCTTGTATAGGCGCCTAATTAATATGATATCTCTTCATCGAATGAATATTTATCAGCAAACTCATCCTCTTCGATTGTTACATACATAGTATTTAAATATGCTTTTACGCCACTATTACCATTAACTTCCCATTGATAAGGTCTGATAATTAAATCAACGTTTGTAATATCAGCATAGTCTAAGCTAGATATAGCTTCCTCATCTAAAGCAACCTTATTTCTTCTAGTAACCATATATACTTTTGGAGGTCTATTATTAAACGCAACAGCAACTTGCATATAGTGTACTGGTTCTTCATCCTCATCTCTAGCAGCTAATATTCTTAAATTCCAACCATCATCGATTAATTGTTGAGCTTGTTCTGGATCTTCTATAATCACGCAGAAGTTTCTTGACCCACCTCTATTATATCTGCTCTCTTTCCCACTAAAGTTCCTAAACATAATTCTCGCATTCTCAATTACCAAATTTTCAATCTTTCTGTAACCCATTTTTCATATCTCCTTTTTACATACATATATATTTTATTAATAAAGTTTAGAAGGGCTTGTTTCATCCCTTCATTATAGTGTTTGTATTTTTTGCGAATTATTAAATTCCTCTTCCAGTACTACCAAAACCATTTTCACCACGTTCGCTTTTTGAGAACTCATCTCTTTTCTCGAACACCATCATTGGTACAGATTGTAAAACTATTTGTGCTATCGCTTTATGCTTTGGTATTTCAATAGGTTGATCTGACATATTATCAATCATTATCATAATCTCTCCTTTGTATCCAGAATCAACTGTTCCTAGTATGACTCTTAGAGGCGTTTTTGTACTCACACCGCTCTTAGGTCTAACTTGAACCTCAAATCCATTAGGTATGTCAAGTTTTACACCAGTTCTAACTTTAAACCCTCTAGCTCCAGCTGGAATATAAGTGTGATCCAACATGTATAGATCAGCACCACTATCATCACTTGAAGCGTAATCCGGCATTTTAGCACCATCCATAAGTTTTATTCCAGTTTTAATTTTAGTTCTTAAACTCATTTTAACATCCTCCTTGTGGTAGTTTAATATACGCTGAGACGATCATAGCCCCACCAAGTCCAACTAATATAATGCCAGTTATAGCCCTTTTTCTATCATCAAATATTACTTCTTTAACTTCATCAATTTTCTTCTTCATAAAGGTCTTCACTCCATTTATAAACTCTTTCATAACATCCTCCTCAGAAAGAGACTAACGAGCGAACTCGTAGAAGTCTCCATATTTATTTATAGCGTCTATAGCATCATCGACCATATTAATATAATATCCTTGATCGATATCGGATTCTTTACCTAGTTGTTTAACCATCTCTGCTTCAAGCCATCTAAACCCTTTCGAACCTGTGGCAGCCGCATATTTTATATTTCCGTCTTTGTCCTTAGCCTCTCTTAGTAATACTGCTCCACCACATCCATCTTTTATAGGACAGAAGCTACCAACTTTACCTACAAATCTATAATTATGACATTCATCTATTTTACTTTGTAGTTCCTCATCAGATAAGTGCTCATATTCTTTAGCTATATTTCTTTCAGCGTTAGTCCATTTTTTATCTGGATTTAATCTAACATCTTTAACCTTCTCGAATATAGTTGAGTCGTTCAAACTTTCATTAAAGTCTAGATATAGAGAACTTGTAACGGATTTCGTTTCACACATATCTTCAAACAAGATTTCTTCTTTACTGAATAATTTCTTGAATACGTATGGTACTTGGAATTGAGTTCCAGTAGCGGTCCATTCACCACCGTGCTCAGCGTTATCGCCTGGAATATACCCATATAACTTATCAGTAACTTCAGCAGTAGCATATTTTGCAATATACACAGCGTCATTAACTAAGCACATTTTTTCGTACGTAGCCTCATGCTCAAATTCATAACCATATTTCTTACCAAAGTCCATAACGAAATCTATTATTTCGGGATCAGCATCTGGTATCTTAATAGAGTCGGTCTTAATATGGGCTACAGTATACCCCTTTTGTTGAACAGCGTATTTTAAGTCTAACATGAATAATGCGCCACGTTTAGCTACTATATTGTCTATATTTCTAGAGTCTCTGAATGGATTTTCAAAGCCAGCCGATGTTAAACCATACACCGAGTTGATAACTGTTTTTAGAGCATTAGATAACGACTTAGCACTTATCTCACCAGCTAATATCTTATCAACATATTTAGAAAGTTTACCATCAAATACTTGTCTAACTTTATCCCATTCTTTATGTTTGATATAAACTCTGGCATCTTTGATTTCTTTAAACTTCTTAGTGAATGTTGGTCCGAATAAGACTTCCATTATAACACTAGTTGGATGCATTGAAGCGACGTCTAGTAATGCGACATTGTAGTGTATTCCCTGCTCAGCATACACATATCCACCCTCTCCAACTTCTTCACCTCTATAAGTAGATTTACCATATTCAAATTTGTATCCTGGGAAGTAAGGCAATATACTGCTATCATCGAATCCCTCAATATCTATACCTTCATCTTTAAGGAACTCTAATGATTTCTTTGAATATTCCTTCACAGGCTCCCCTAGATTTCTATAGTTAAACTCATCTTGAGGTTTTCTATTCTTACCAAATATAATTCTAGTAGATAACGAGTTTGTTGTATCATTAACCGTCATTCCAGCGATATCCGCCAGTATTTCTCTTGCAGACCAATCAGCGGCTAAATGTTCAAACACAGCTTCTGTTGCTAATACGTCATTATCACAATATTCGGCAACTTCTGTCCATTTTTCTTCAGGTACAGGTTCGTCCCATGGTAGTCCTAATTCTTGGTGATGTAGTCCTAATTCGATTTCGAACTTCTTAAGACTCTTTTTATTACCGGCTGATGCGAAGTCATAAACGTCCGTATATGATACGTTATAAGCTTCACTAAAGAAACCACCATTACCATTTACTATCTTCTGTGATAATTTGTATAACTGCATATTTGTATATCCCATCATTCTAGCATATAGAATATGATTATCATATCTTCTACAGTTAAACCCAACAAGATTGAAACCCATTAGGTTTTCTATTTCAGTAGGTGTAGGATTTATCATTCTTATTACAGGATTTCCCTCACCTCTTTTCTTCCAGTTAACCAGGAATAGATTTGGGAATACCTCAACGTCATAGAATACGATATCTCTATCTTCGTCTGAATATCCATCCGATGGGTCTTCTGATTTGAATTGCATTTTGTTTACGAGCTTGATACAATATTCTGCTTGATTTGTACTAGTCATAGCAAAGGCTAATACCGCGTTCCTCATATCGGATACATCATATCTTAAGTCAGAGTAATACGCATCGTCTAATAGTTTGTGTATAAAGTCTATGCTAGGCTTAGTAGCAGGGTGTATCTCCTTATTTAAATTCTTCTTAATTAAAGACCTCAAACCTTTTTCACTTTTCACAGAATCAAAATTAATCATTTTTTTATTATCTCCTTTCAATGGTAACCCTGAGCTAATATTAGCTATAGGTAAATTATTACACTTAGATAACTTCCTTCTTAATGAACTCTTTCCAGTGTACACCTTTATTTCAATATGGTCTGAGTATATTCTACTTAATTGATTTACGTCCCCTCCAGTGTAAATATAATGTAGATGTATACCATTACCACTCTTACTTAATTCAGCATAAGTAGGTGGCCATTTACTAGCTTCTTGTAAATTTAACTCGAAACATTTATTTCCATTTTCATCAGGAATATCGAAGTCAATCACTATATGGTTCTCTGGAACCTTAACATAGTGTAATCTATCAGTATCAATACCCGATAACGTAGATACAACTTCGTCCCATTTTTTAGATGGCGTCTCTTTTAATGTAGCATATTGAGCTGGACAATCAGCACACTCTTTATCAAATATAGAGTCGTACGTACCAAAGTCTATAAGATTTATCTCAGGCTCGTCGAAGTTCTTTAGAGTTCTATCTATCTCGTCTCTATCCTCATCTTCAAACTTTTCAGTTCTAAAACCAGAATAATAGCTCCTAACTCTTACATCATCATCTCCCCTGAAACGTTCTTTATATTCTCTAAAGTAGTTTTTTAACTCTTCCTTAAATGCTCTCTTCGCAAATGGATAAGCTACTCTAGATTCTTCACAATAAGTTTTGTACATTTCCCAAGCTTGTTTTAAAGTAGTACCGTCTTCTTTTTTAAATACGAAATAAGAATCTAATACAAAGTTGTAGAAGTCATTTGATGCCCCCATCATAGATACTGGAATATAGTCATCGTATGCTCCAGGATTAGACATATATACATCCTTACAATGTTGAGCTATAGCGCCTAATTCGAAATCTATTTGCTTCATTATAGATTTATATTCTGTAGGTTTTAATTTATTTCCAGATGGTGATACGTCAATAAGTCTTCTTATAAGACCCGACTTACCATCCGTAATCTTTACTGGTTTATTAGTACCCATGAATAAGAAAGCTTTGAATCTATTGGAATATGCCGCTTTGAATTTTTCATTAACGGTCATTAACTCATGAGAAACCAAACTATTAAGTCTCGTATTATCTTCGATTTTAGATAAGTCACCATCATGTTGAATTGCAACCAATGGATTAGTCTTAAACGATTCTAAGGCGAATGAGTTGCTAGACGAACCCAAAGCCTTAGCGTCAAAGACTGAGTAATAACCATCGAATAATTTTTGTATTATATTTAGTATTGTAGATTTACCTGTTCCGGCTGAACCGTACAACACCATAAATTTTTGTATTCTTTTAGAATCGCCATGCACTATTGATCCGATGGCCCACTCTATTTTATGTCTCTCTTCAGGAGTATATAATGTACCAATTAATTTATCCCAAGAAGATACATCCCCTCTTTCTAAAGGATATGGTAGCCTTTTACTCGCATAATCTTTCTTATCGGTTTCAGTGTTAGAATATATAAGAGTTTCATCTAACATATTATACGAGTCTCTCATTTGTTTTTGACAATATTTATGCCAAGCATCAATCATACCAGATTCAGCATCCCACATATATAACACTTTAACATGAGCGTCAAAGTTCCTTTTATTTTCTTCATAATAATTCTTTAATTCCCTATCAATTAATTGTAGAGCATCTTGTTCGTCTGTAGACCACAAACCTAATTCTTCAATCCATATAGCATAGAAATCTCCCCCTCTAATCATGAGGTCAGAGCTTTTCTTAATTATAAATTTCGGATATATCTCGATAGTACCTTTCGACTTACTACGAGTTGATATCATTAAAAAGTCCAACATTGTAATTCTCCCTTCTTTGACCCCCCATTAATCATTACTATATCAGTTCATCAAGATACCAACACATTTGATACCAGATTTCAACTTTACGTAAGTCATATTTACAATTATCTATTATAAATAATCCACCCTTACCATCTTGATTATACTCTCTGTTAACAAATCTGTCTATTTTTTCCTCAATAATCTTAGTAGTATTACTTTTAAATTTATCGTCCGAATACTTAAATAATCCCATGTTTCTAACCATCAACCAGAACCAGTGAGATGTACGATTTCCTATTTCCGGGTCGTCCATTATTTGTTCTTCACATCTTAGTGATAAAGCTACCAGCATTTCTAGAATACTACATCTATCAGTAGGATTATATTTCACACCCTTTTCATTAGAAAATCTCCATCTAAGACTTAACCCGTCTTCTATTCGATTCTCATCATGTGGCACTAATGATATAAATTCATGATAGTGTAATATCTCCAATAATTTTTCATATGTTTTTATCAATTTAACTTGTCTATTGACTTTAGTTTTTGTGAAACTACATAGCCATTCGTAATATTCTTGATCTAAGTCTCTCATCTAATTTCCTCCTAATCTATAAAGTGTGGTGGTCTACCCCATACAACACTTGCGTAATCTCTTAGATCCCTAGTAATCTCATAATCACATTTAAATATATCGTTTCTTATGTGTATTACATCTGGGTCTTCCGGATTTTTACCAAAGTAGTTCTTGTAATCATTACCAACTTTTTGATCCCAATCCTCTACGATTTCATCCATATCATCACAAAGAACACCATCATTATACAACGTTAAGTCTATTACTTCATAATCATTTATAGCGGCATACTCCTCAGGTGGTATGAAATATATATTATCTTTAAAAGAGCCCGATTCCGGTTCGTCTCTAGTAATTCTCTCATACTCTATTCCTGGATGTTCAGGTTCATCATCTTCTGGATGCTCTCTTTCTGCTAATTCTTCATCACTAGTTTGATGATATTTGTAGTAAGCAATCATATTTTCATAATCTTTTTTATCTATTTTTAATGGGTCATACTTTTCTTGATTGGTCTTTGGTTCTTCGTCCTTAGACTCTACTTTAGTGTCTACTTTATTATAAAAACCTAATGACTCTTTTACTGATTCTATCTCATCGTCAATAAGGTTTTCATATTTATTACTAACGATTTTATATGTTATAGCTGAACCAATAATTGCTCCAAGACCAAATATAAATAATCCTTTCAATCTCATTTAACTCACTCCTAAAATATAATCTTTAATATTATAATCCATATTAAAATATCCAATATAAACAAAATAATCCTAACATTTCCTATACGACGCATAATATCTAAACCCCCATTGTCAACTTAGAGATTTGTTTTTGTCTTATCATTATAAGTCTGAAAATTATCAATGGTAGTCCGATCTTTATGATACCATCTAATATAGTGTTAAATATAACATTTTCTCTACACTCTTTCTTTATAATTCTTTTCATTTCTTTTAGTTTTTGTATAGACTCCTCGTCTAATTCGTTCATGATTTCTTCTGGAATCTCTTCCATATCTATTTTCTCTTCCTCAGTTTTCTTCGCGTCAGTTAGTTTACTTATAGTCATACCTATTAACATCCCTGCTCCAACCACAGCTACACCTTTTAATATGTTAATCATTTTTACATCTCTCCCTCTTTCTTAAAATCCTGAAAAATAATGGTCGTCCTCTACGAATAGAGGAGTTCCATATTCACTATAGTGATCCATTCTAAAATATATAACATCATAATTAGAACGAGATATAGTTTCTTGTCTTACTAATTCTAAAGTATATTCATCTACTTCCACTCTATCTATTCGTCCATTATTCATAACCTCAAATTGATATGGTGCATATACTACATCATAGATTGTATCTCCGTATATACCAGAGTCTAATCTGTTTAATATAGTGCTTACAACCAATCTTTTACCATATTCAGTTTGATCTTCCGCTTCAGCTAGACATACTTTGGCCATAAGATATATCTCGTCTTCGGAAAATGCAGAAACGGCCGAAGTTACTTCAACTGACTCTTCCACAACTGGAACTTCTTCTATAACCGGTTCAATAGTTTCTTCCACCTGTGGCATTTCTGTATAAATTGATCTAGCGGTCTTAAATTCCATTTCCTTAACAGGTCCATTCTCGAGCATAGATACCTGTTTTCTTAATTCCATATTTGACATGAATAATGATGACGTTAAACATAACGTAGCCGCCTGAACGACTAACAAACTCTTTAGTGTTTTACTTAATGATTTAAACTTTAGTTTCATTTTTCCATTCCCCCGATTGTTTTATTTTAAAAAAGGACTCATGTTAATGAGCCCCTATATTAAATCCCAGATATTTCCGTCAACATTGAAGTCTAATAATACTGACTTTCTATAACCGTTAACGAATTCTCTTCTTTCTTCTCCTATAGTTTCATTAGCATAGTCATTTCTATAAGATTGTACATTAACGTCGTATATACCAAAGTCTACATAGTTATCACCAGTAGGATTCTTTTCGTTATAATACCAACCAACAACTTGACCAGCTTTAGTTCTTGGAATACCAAGCATATCATAAACTTCGTTTAGGAATAAATGACCTTTAGTTCTTAACAGATCATTAGCATATTGTTGTTGTGCTCTTAAGAATACTAAATTATATTCTGGGTCTTTGTCCCAATGCGCACAACTTTCATCAAAGTATCTTGCATAATCACTACATCCGTTAATATTACCAACTTCAACTGTCTTTTTAACAACTGTTTCATTACCATCTTCATCGACAACTATTTCTTCAATTTCTACAGCCTTTATGTTATGTCTAATTTGTCTTTCAACTTCTTCACCAAATCTATCTGTAACTCTCTTTCTGTAATCTTTAAAGCTCTTATCGATAGTAGTGTAAGCAGCAGCTAAGGCTAAGTTTCTCTTTCTTAATACATTGTGTGAGCTAACTAAACAAGCTACAGAAGCTACACCTAATCCTACAGCTGGTAGGTAAGCTTTAGCTATTTTTAATCCTGTTTGAGTGTATAATATTGTAGTATCTTTTTGAAGATCTTCCTCAGAATATCTATCAGCATATTCTGGATTTTCAGCAACACTCTTAATCTTTTCTAAGTCTTCTTTTGCTTCAGTTATTATATCAGAAGCTTTAAGAGTAGCTTTACAAGCAACTACCGTACTTGCTACTACTCCCGCTATACCAACACCCATTAATAATTCTGGGCTATATTTTTTAGTTCCTAATACCACTCTATTCATTAATAATTTTACGTTTTTCATTTTTAAACATCTCCTTTAAAATACATTATCGAAATTTCAGAGAGCATGTCTTCATACTCTCCATTACAGTAATTGTTATTTTTGCGAATTGGCAGTTTTTTCTTTCAGATGAGTTATTAAATGTTGAGTATACCATAATATCTTCTCTAAATCTTGTATACCGTTCTTACCCTTCCATCTACAAGCGTATTTAATTATATTAGCTGTGTCAGCTGCTTCTATTCCTTCTAACCCTTCAGTGAATGCTTCTATAACATCGATTACTTCAATTCCATATTTTGATTGATAATGTGATGGGTGTGACACCATCTTATCTTCTGATTCATATAATCCGTGTTTGTCTGTTTTCATTTTAAATATCCTCCTAATATATTAACGATTTCTCAACTAAGCCAGCTGTTACTAAGCCAGCTCCTATAAACAGTATAAAAGTACCTATGACTATTTTCTTATCATAGCTACCGAATAATCTTTCGGCTAATTCTATATTTTTATCCACTATATATCTAACCCCCGATTTAATTTTTCTAAACAAATTCTTTAATCTATCCATCTTATCCTCCTAATCTATTGGCAATGCTCTTGGCAATTTTAATGTATAACCGTCTCTACATCTTACCACATCAGCTGTTCTTAAATCAGTCCAACCATATTTGTTATCAGTATAATTTCCAGTAATACCAACTAATTCGTATAAATCAGCAACACTAACGATTCCATAATTATCAATTTCTTGCTCCATCGCAATTAATACATTTTCAGCCTCACCTCTAGTGTCGAATATTATATCGTCGAAATTATATCCACTTCTAGTTCTCGCAGAATATCTTTCTCTGTCTCTATCTCGTCTATCATCATCGTAATATCTTTGATATGATACTCTTGATCCACCACTTCTAGTATTTCTACTTCTACTTCTTCCAGAGCTTGACGATCCCCATAACATCATCTCAATACTATTCTTAACGATATCTGCTAATGTTTCCTTAGCTGTTGGTATTATTATTTCATTAAGGATGTAATTCTTAACTGTGTGAGCATCTTCAGATATAAATGTATCTATGAATTTACTAGTACTACTCTTCTTTTTTGTTCTGACTTTACCCTTAACAATTTTCTCAAGTTTTCTCTTTTCATCAACTTGACTCTTTTTCATTTCTTTAGATCTATTTGAATTTCCTTTATACTCCATTGTCATCGCTTTTTCCTCCATAAACAAAAAGAGAAAGTGTATGTAACACCTCCTCTCATATTCTACTTATTTTTTTTTTATTAATGTTAACCTATTTTATCTTCTAAAAATATCTTATAATAAATTACTCTTCCGCATCCCTTACTGATGATACGTCCGCTTCAGGCATTCCAAGTTTAGCTTTTAACTTAGGTACAAGTACTTTCTTATAGAATATTGTTCCTAATGCAATACCCACTCCAAGTCCTGCTATAACTTTGATTGTGTTTGAAGACGAAGTATTCACCACATCTTGTGATACGGCAACCTCTTTAACTCCATCGATAATTTCTAAATTGTTGTTTTCCATAATTAAACATCTCCTTTAAAATATAAGTTTTCTCATAATAGTAATTGTAAACTCTGCGCATTATATCAATTTTTGATAATCATGCTTTGGTTCTATAGTGTAGTCTAATACTAAACATGGTTGATCATCTTCATTAAGACAAGTATCGAATTGTATCTCTATCATATCCCCATCAAACTTCCAACCTAAATCAAATCCCATTTGTGTATAAGGTAAGCCTATAAGATCATAGAAATCATTAAGTGATACGTAAGCTTCACCCATTAATTTCTTATTTAACATATTCTCAGCTTTTCTTATTTTCTCAGCATCTGATTTGAAATATCGTCCTGATATGGAATCATAGCATATAGTGTTCCCTTTCTCAGATACAAATACTGTATCACTCAGAGGTTTTCTCTCAATCCTGTCTTTGGCTATTTCTTCTCTAATCTCTTTCTCTTTCTCCTCACCAATAACTTCTACAACTTTATCTCTATATTCAGTTAAAGTCCTTTCAGTTAAGTTGTATGCTGTAGCTAACATTACATTTCTTCTGGTATTTATTCTTGATGCTCCTATAATACATGCTATAGCAGCCCCTGCAGTAATAGTTGATGGTATATAACACTTCCAACAAGCTTGTACGATCTCTCGTTTAGTAAGCTCGTCCGTATCCAATTCATCCTTCTTATCCTCAATTAAATCAAGTGCTTTAGGTGTTGCTTTCACAGCTAACACGGTTGATGTAACCATTCCAGCGATTCCTATGGACGTTAATATCTCTGGACTATGCTTGTCCATGAAGATTCTACTAGAGTCTATTATGTTTTTAAGATTGAATTTTCCCATTTTTTACATCTCCTTGTAAATCAAAATTTGTATAGTTTATAACTGTATAACCGATTGTTAAAGTAACATCTAAACATTTATCACCGTTTCTTTTCTTAGCCCCATTTGTTCTGAATTCTAATCTTGGCTTATTTCCAACCTCTTTCCATACATTTTTGTAATTTATTATACTAAAGTTTTTATTGCCTTGGCTAAACCATTTATCTATTTTAATTGACATATTATCTCACCTCCAACAAAGAATTAGAGTCATTGCTGACTCCTTTTCTTACGATTGATTATTGTGATTTTGTAGATATGCTTCCATTGCTTTACCAACTTTTTCATCTACAGTAAACTCCATTTGTTTGTTATTAACCCATCCTGAAATCATCGTGCTTGCGAATCCCAGTGCTGTTGCTGCTAACCCTAACATTTTTACTGTGTTTTTATTGTTTTCCATAATTAAACATCTCCTTTAAATCATCTTTTCATAATAGAGCATGTAAACATTGCGAAGAAAGAATTAGAGTCATTGCTGACTCACGTTCTCGAATTATTGATTTGAATTTAATCTCCTATTTATGCTCTCCTCAATAGCTGCTTCCATTTGTTTATTACTAGCGTATCCTGATAAGATAGTTCCTATAAATCCTATCATCATAGCTATTAATCCTAAAATCATTCCAGTATTGTTTTTCTTCATATATAAACATCTCCTTTAAATCATCTTTTCATAATAGAGCATGTAAACATTGCGAAGAAAGAATTAGAGTCATTGCTGACTCACAATTCTATGATCTTAAGAATTTTACTAATAATACAAGTAACCATAATCCTCCAGTAATCCAGATTAGAAATAAATCTAATAATAAACTTCCAATTCCATATTGCTTTTTCATATTTGATCCTCTCCTTAAATAAAAAATTCTTTTCTTCATTATAGTGCTTGTAATTTTCGCGAAAACAAAAAGAGAAAGTGTATGTAACACCTCCTCTCGTTTAATACTTATTATCGTATGTTTTATGAATTTCTAGCATTATTCTTCAGTCTTTTCGACGTCTTCGAAATCGACTTCAACCACGTTCTCTGCTTCATTCTTCTTATTCTTTCTTTCAGCTAAGAACTTCTTAACTTTCGGTTGTATTATTTTCTTTACACCCCATACTCCTGCGGCTAAAGCAAATCCTACACCAATCGCTGCTAAGCTCTTGTTGAATTCTGAATTTGAATCCGTTGAAACATTTTCAACTATATCTTGAACTCCTTCTTCGATAACCTCGTTACTTAAAACCTCTTCTACTAATACTTCATTGTTTTCCATAATTAAACATCTCCTTTAAATTTAGTATTTCTTCATTATAGTGCTTGTAATTTTCGCGGACGCTTGTCCAACGAAATTTCTTCAATACGATCCGTTAAATAATCAAGTCTAGCTTCAACCTCTTTTAACTTTTTAGCATTGCTAGAAGTACCATCGTGGTCCCCAACTGCAATACTGAAATGTATTCTGGATCTTATAGTAGACTTAAGTCGCATTAATTCAAATTTTTCTCTTAAGAGACTCATTAAAGTCTCCTCTTTTTCAACCACATCCATCATGTTTTATACACCTCTTAATAATCCATAAATTCCATACTAGGTTCTTGTGGATACCTAATATAATAACATTCAAGTCCGTCTTCTAGTTCAACTAACTCATGTTTGAAATCAATCCAAGCATAACCATAATTCTCATGTGTAGCAAACGATGACCAACCCATAACATCTCCCATGTCGGTTTCATCTTGACCTAAGTATCTTAGGAAGTCATTTACACGTACGTAATCTGTAAGAGCCAATTCTCTATTTAATAGGTATTCAGCCTGCTCAACTTCCGCTAAAGTTGACTCGAAATATGTTCTAGATATAGGTTCGTAAAACAGTCTATCTTCACCATATAATGATATTTTCTCTAATGACTCATCACCACGAATATACTCTTCCATTATCTTTTCATCTGCATCTTCACCATATACTCTCTTGGCAGCTTCTTTGTATTGTTTGAATGATGAGTCCAAAGCCATATAAGCAGAAGTTAAAGCTGCTTGTTTTTGATTATTCATATGATTAGCTCCAAATATACATCCTATAGTGGTAACCCCTAACATTACAGTTGGTGCGTACGTAGGAATTGCCAACTTAACTTTATCTACGGCGTCCAACTCCTCACAAGAGTCTGCTTGTTTTTCACATAACAACTGTTCGTATTTCTTAGTAGCATATATAGCTGAGATAGTAGTTCCCACCACACCAGCGGCTGCTACGAACGATAATATAGTTGCTCCATTTTGATCCATACACTTTGTAACCTGTTTTGATAACTTTTGTAAATTCATTTTTTATATCCCTCCTGATAAAAAATAAAATAGTTTGAAGAGAGTGATCAAAGATTCAGAGTCCTTGTGTGAACTCTAAACCTCATCGTCGTTGACTAAACGTCCTTTTATATCTTTAACAACTAACTTTACAATATACTTTACAACTCTGTATGTTATGTATACCATAGCTATGTTCCATATCACAGCCACGATTGACATTACTCCCATCGTTAAAAGTGTCATTAATGTTAATATTAAATTTCCTAATTGTATCATTTTAATCACTCTCCTCATAATAGAAGTTGTAATTTTCGCGGGGCAAAAGCTTAGAGTCATTGTTGACTCTATAACTTCGTTCGAATTATTTTTTTCCGGCTTGTTTTCTCCAGTATATACATCCTGCTACTAATATCGGATAAGCTAAGATAGCTCCATCTACGAATCCTTCAACCATACCTAGTCCTACTGCTTTAAGACCCTTATGTTTTGTGTTTTCGTCATATAAAACTTTATCCATTTCCTTATCTGTCCATTTTAATATTCCTCTTGCTATACTTGTCATAATTAAACATCTCCTTTAAAATAAATATATTTCTCCATTATAGTGTTTGTAATTTTCGCGTAAAAAGAAAGAGTCCTTGTAGACTCTAACTTTGTTTTTGATTAATAATATCATTCATAAGTGTTAATTGTGCTATGGTATATTCTTGAATTTTCTTTTTCTCGATTCTGTATTTAATATAGAACCCTATAAGTCCTATAATATAACTTACAACTCCGCATAAAATTAATAATTCAGTATTACTCATTTTAAACATCTCCTTAAAAATTAATATTCTCTCATAATAATAATTGTATTTTTCGCGGACAAAAAAATAAGAGACCATGTATATTATGATCTCTATTTTGTTTCCTTACTATCTAGTAGTTTTAAATTTTTGAAATAAACCTCTAAATGTTGTTGAAGTAAATGATCCAGTTTCTTCAAACTTAAATCCTTTATTCATCCATGTTGCGTAGAATGCTAGTGGTAACACTATACCTGCTACATCTATACCCATCTTAATGATTGATTGTTTATTCTCTTTTCCGTATTGTTTGATTTTAACTCCCAACTCTACGGTTTTAGATTCTTCTTCAATCTTAAGTTTGTATAATTGTGACAATGCCTCTGTTGCCCTCTTATGCTCTTCGCTACCTGGTGTTAAAGTATCCAATTTACTCAATTGTAATCCTATAACTTCATTTAACTTTTCTAGATTGTTTTTTTCTTTTTCCATTTTAAATCTCTCCTTTGATATATAAGTTTTCTCATAAGAGTAATTGTAATTCGTGCGTATACTATCTATCTCTAAATTTACTAGTTTTAACAACCTTCAATCTAATCCAACTAACTCTTTCTATTTTGTCCAAATCATCTATCTCAAATAAGTACGAGTCTTTCTCAGAGTCACTCTTGTCAATTTTTAACATACCATGTGAGCGCTTGATGAGTGTTGTAAATATCCCACATAATAATCCTATTAACCAAACAAAAATAAATACTAAATATTCCATATTATCATCTCCTTATCAAAAATGTAAAAGGCTATGTAAGCCTTATACTACTTTCATAAAATCTGGTATTTCTACTCGGTTCTCATTTTGAGTTTTGTGTATTTCATTAATTAGTTCGATTTGACTCTTATGAAGCTCCTTCACTAATGATAATGTATAATCATAATCTGGTGATTGTCCATTTTTCATTGCTGAAATCTCTTCTATAAGTTCCATACATAAACTTGTTGATTTTAATACTCTCTCTTCATATTGATTTACCATTTTTACATCTCTCCCTTTGATTTTATTATTCATTAAAGGGATTGTAAATTTTGCGACTATTTTCGCTTACGTACGTAGAAGTCTGACCCACATTCCATACATGAATATTTATCTATGTCGTATTTCCTACCACATTCATAAATCTCTTCAGTTTCCCAATATCTTATCTCTTTGTGTACACAGAATAACTTTTTGATGTATCGTATAAATTTCATTTTGACCACCTCCCATAGCGTAAGGACGAGTGTTACCTCGCCCAATCTACTTTAGCTAAGATTATCGATCCTATCCATTCTTTTAACAAGAGTAGTTACGGTATTATCGAGTATAATAACCTTTTCGTTTAAGGTTTTTATCTGATCATCTCTAATCCTGTTCTCTAGCTTTATATCATCAATACCTCGTGATATATATTCTAACCTACTCTTTAATTCAACACTTTGAGCTGCTTCAGATCTAACGTCCTTTGTGCTGTTTCTAGTAAATGTTAGATATGATATAACGATACTAACTAGAGAACATAATACAGCTATACTTATGTTTTCCATAAATTCACCCCATTATTTATGTTTTATTATTCTGTTTTTGTTATTTGCTTGAATGTTTGGTTAACTCCAACCGCTACACCCCAGCACAATATACCTTGTAATATCGCTAAACCGGATATAGTCCATTGAAGAACACAAGAGAATATTATAGCGAATCCTAGTAATACTAAAGGTATTAAATTATCCTTTAAGAATTTTGCCTGCTTTAAAGCAACTCCTATTAAGTAAGTAGCTATCACCAAAATCATCAATTCCTCTGGTATAAATGATAAAATGTCCATTTTTGAATTCCTCCTTAAATTATATATTTATTTTAATATTAATTGTTCTAATTTTGATAACCTTTCTTCAAGGTCTTTTATCTTTTCATCTTTTTCTCTTATTTCTTCTTGTAGCGCTTTTGCAATTATAGTAGTGTATCCAGATAAGTCGAATACCAATCTATTATCTTGTGATATAACTTCGCCAGTTCCTTCACCATTCTTGTCTATAGTATCAACAGTTACTTGACGTACGAACAACTTACCGATATCCGTATCCATAACATCTTGTGCTATAAATCCTGTAACAACTTCCTCAGTGTCCTTATATCGGAATGTACAAGGTCTAAAGATATCTCTAACGAACTCTTTAAACATTGTACTTTCACTCATAGAACTTCTAGCTAACATTTCAACTTCATCGAAATAACGTATATCTTCTTTAAAAGCTCTATCGGATCCCTGAGTAAATGAACCGGAACAATTAAGTGTTGATCCACTAGCAGTTAATCTTACATTGTAGTCACCAGTTGTTGTACTAGAGTCATGGAAATCGATATATTTTCCAAGCTCAGTAACACCATCACCACCTATAGCCGCTATACAATTCCACCATCTACCTGATTGTCCCCCGATAGGTTTTGAGTTTAGATGAACTGTGTGTAGATCATACCAAGCCTTATTCGATAAACCTAAATACCCACTTTGATGTTTATATGGAACAAATCCACCTGATGGTGCTCTAAGCCATTCTTTACCCGGTACATATATTCTTGGATGTGGGCTACTAGTGGTTTCGTTAGCATAGTCAAATCTAACTGTTTCAGCTCTAACTTTAGCCACCATGTTAGTAGTCGCATATTGAGATGAGGAGTTTGCAGCAATATCACTTGAAGCTCCCCAGTTGTTAACGTTACCTAATCCTACATCAGACTTCGTAGGTTTGTTCCCAACATGATAAACAAGACCACCTTTAACTTTTAAATTCGCTAAGAAATTAGCATCCCATGCGACTTCAAATCCATCTGTCTCAGCTACCTTACCAATAGCTACACCTTTACCGCCTTTTTTGAAATCAAGCGTTGTTGCCGCAGTTGGTACTGTTACAGTTATAACACTAGACGAGAATGCATCAGATATAGTCAATCTAAACTGATAACTACTATTTACTGAAATAGCACCCCCTCCTATGATAGTCGATTTACCACTAGTGACCGTTGTATTACTTGACCAACTTGTAGCTGCTGTCGTTTTATATGCGACTACCGCACTTAGTGTGTTTTTCGAATTGACACTAGAGTATGTTAGATTTGGTGTAACTTTTACGTACGTACCCTCATCTGTCTCAGTTCCAGCAGAGTTACATCTAACAGCAGTGAAGCTATTTATTTTAGGTGACTCGTAGTCAACAACCGAACACGTTACTGTCTTAGTGGCTGTTCTACCTCTTGAGTCAGTTATGGTTGCGGTAAATGTATTAGTCCCACTGGTGTTTAAAGTCCCGGTAGTAAGTGTGTTAGATGTTCCAGAATATCCGCCACCTTCTATTACGTATTTTGATATAGTTGAACTATAAGTTCCGGTAGCACCGTTTATAGTTAGCGTCGCTTTTGACTTACCACGTACATATACACCCCACGCACTTGGAACACCATTATCCACTCTAGCTATTCCTAACGAAGAAAATGTAGGTACTACTGAACTAGGAGCGTTTATATAAAATGTTACAGTTTTTTGACCAACTTCAACACTTCTATTATATGTTACAACTCTTATATTTCCTTGACCTTTTGTTGCGTTAGGAATTTCATTTAATGTTTCCATAGGAATAGTTGCACTAAAAGATGTTCCTACTCCTGTTGCTAAAGTCCATTGCTTAGTTCCAAAACCTAAATACACATTATGAGTAAATGAACTATTAGCTCTCGTTATTGTACCTGTTACTGTCGCTCCTGCATCTAAAGTGGTGTTGTTTACTGTAAAACTTGAAGCTCTAGGAATTGTTGTTAAGGCGCAATTATATGAAAAATTTCCTGAACTAAATCGGTCATGCGCTATTCCTACTTGAATATTTAATGTTTTTGTACCATCATTATTATGTCCAATTGTTAAATCTTGATGGAATATTGCTCTAGGTGTAGAAGTGATGGTTTGACTAGGAGTTATCCCTACGTTACGTTGTACACCATTTATATTTGTATAAACTGTACCACTACCATAAGTTGTATAACCTGTATTGGTTCTTTTTATCCAAACTTTAACAGTCACATTAGAAGTGTTATTTCCAATGTTTTGACTGTTTTGAATTACTTCTACCCAAAACACAATATATTGATTGGTTGTTGTAAAATTTCCACTTGTAGCCATTATATTTCTTCCTTTCTTTTACTTAACCCATTTTAAACTTAAATTACCATTAGATCGTGGTATAAAAGCAAAACTTCCTAATGTTAATTGATTTTTTATCTCAGCGTCAGTAATATTCATTTTATTATTACTAACATAAGCAACTTCTTCATTATCTTGTAAGAAAGCTAATTTTTCATTAGTTAATCTAGTTTTAAATTTGCTTCCAGATTTTCCTAATTCCATACCATCAGCATCAAATCTAATATATGCTGTGATTTCTTCTCTAAAACCTTGAAGATCATTTTTGACTTCGTCTGTCGTCTTATTAAAAGTTAAGCTAATATCTTTTGCTGTTTGGTCAATTTTAGAAGATAAACTTTGTTTTATAGAAGACACATCATCTTTTCTAGCGTACATTTGACTAACACTTAAATTTATGCTTTCTTTTGCAATCTGTAATGCTGACTCATAACTATTTATAACTTCTTGTTGAACATTAGTTACATGGTCATAAACATTCCCCACTGAAGTTTCTAGATTTTCAGATACAGAATCAATATTAGATAGGGAATTTACATTTAAGAATTTATAGTACTTGGAGTTCATGATTTCCCCAAAACTTTTAAATTCAATAGAAGTATAATCTTCAGCTATATTCCAATTAAATCCTCCATCAATAAATGGTTTCTTTATATCATTTATTTGTCTTTTTGCTAAAGTGTATGAACAAGCATCAATATACTCTGTCATTCCTATTTCTTTAACAATATCTAAAAACAAAGCAGTATAAGTTATAGATATTGAATTATCACTATCCAGGTGAGTTCCTGTGTTGAAGTCTAATCTATCATAGAACACTAATTCATTTAAGCTAAATCTATTTTTCCATTCATCTGAAGCAACATCTACCCTCAAATTGTAATAATTCATTATCAACTCCCTGGCAATATCTTTTAAACCTAAACTAGCATATGAGAATATAATGTAGGTAACAACATCACCTACATACCAAGTATCTCCCCATGTATCATCTATAAAGTCCCAATTTTCAAGAACGTAATCATAGCCACCACTTGCATTTGTAACTCTGTGATAGTAGCCATATGGAAGTCCTAACGGTGTATTGCTTATTCCATTTTCATAAGCTAATCTAAGGTATTCTTTTGTGCCTTCTAAAACATCTGAAGGTTTATAAGTGTCTCCTTTTGCAGTTGTTCTCATGCCATCTCCTGCAACTCTTATAACTTCTTTTATTGCTTGCTGAATATAGTACCCCATTTGATTTGCATATTGCTTAGTAGAAGCACTGAATCTATTGCTCGAACTTAGATTATCACAAGCCAAATACTCAAATGATGCCCATTTTAAAAACGAAGGTAATTCTCCTGATTTAACTTTGTTATTTATATAAAAATGAGTGTTATATAAGGAATCTAATATTTCAAATGCTAGATTTAAATATTTTTCATCATTTAACATTTCATAAGCAAAAATCAATGCTTTCACTTGCAACCAAATAGTTGTAACATATATCTCCTTGTAGTTGCTTTTTCTCCATGCTTTATTACTTGAGCTATACTTGTAGTTTGTATCTATAAATTTGAAATTCATAGAATTAAACCTACCAGTTGAAACATTATCATACATAAAGTTTGCAACCTTTAAAGCTATATCTTTAAGTTTATTTTTAGTTTCTTCATCTTCAGTATTCATGTAGAACTCTCTTGCAATTATCAATGCCCAACAAGTACCATTTGAACTAACTTCTCTGTTTTTTATTAGTTGAGTATCGTGATTTAAAGAATTGAAAACAGCTCCAAGTGGTGGATTTGGACATCCACTATCTGCATAAACTTTATCTGAAGAGTTCTTAACAACCAAAGGAGTGGTTAAGATATTTCTACCAACATAGTCAGCCTTTACATTTATGAAATTGTTATTAATATCATCTTTTATTTTATTAGTTGCTTCTTTGATTGAATTTTCAACTTTTGTTATACTAGTTTCGGTTGATGTTACTCTTTGAGTTATAGTATTTAAACCCATTACTATTTCAGCAACTTGTGTTTTTGTTTCTTCTACTTTTACATCAACATCATTAACAGCTTCCCATGCTGTATCACAAATAGGTTTTGTATAAACAGTTGAAGTAGGATTTTTATAGACTATTTTACTTCTAGTCCAGATATATTTACCTTTACTCCAAGTTGGTGGCGTAGTCGTCCAACTTCCACCAGTTTGTGTTGTTTTAGATGTAGATAAATAATATTCTTCTGTTATCGACTCAACTCCTTGTCCCGTAGCTCCTGTTGCACCTGTTGTTCCAGTAGAACCCTTTGACCCAGTTATACAAACAGGATCTGTTGTTGTTGTCGATCCGTTTGAATAAGAAGTTTTTGTTCTACTCCACATATATTTTCCATCAACCCAAGTCGGAGCTGTTGTTGACCATGAACCTCCAGCTAAACTTGTAGCAGATGTTGAAAGATAATATTCTACATCAACCGTTTGAATACCAATACCCGCAGGTCCTGTAGCTCCCGTTTGACCTTTGTCGCCATATACACCAATGACTTTAGCTTCACCTTTAGTAGAGCTACCATTCGTATAATTTATAACCTCATAATTCCATAAATACTTATTAATAGCAGTTAACGTAGGTACGCTAGTTGACCAACCTGAAGTAGATGATGTGACACCTGAGTTCTTCGTTGATACTAAATAATATTCAACTACCGATTTTATACCATTACCTGTGGCTCCAGTATCCCCTGTAGCTCCAGTCTGCCCTTTATCACCATAAGCACCTATAACCAACGGAGTGGTTTTGGTTGTTGAATTATCAGTATAAGTTATAACCTCATAGTTCCAAAGATATTTTTTACTCGCGGTTATCGTCTGTACACTAGTTGTCCATCCTGAAGTAGATTCGGTTACACCAGAATTCACATTTGTCGCTAGGTAGTAATTAGTTACCGACTTTATACCATTACCTGCGGAACCGTTGGCTCCAGTTATACATACGGGATTTGATTCTTTAGTCGAACCATCTGTATAAGTAGTTTTAGTTTTAGACCAGATATATTTACCATCTTGCCACGTGGGCGTATTCAAACTCCATCCACTCGATGGCGCCACGGTAGCGCTATTAGATATAGCGTAATAGGTATCTATAGATTTAGTTGTCTTTTGGACTTTATCTTCAATCTTATCAAGAGCTGATCCTATATCAGTATTAGATGTACCTATTTTGATCGCTGAAGCTGTTATCGCTAACTTCCATCGACCGTCTGTATCTTGGAAGAACTTAACAAAGTTTGAAGTATCACCAAATCCTATCTGACCATTCTTATCCAAGTATATACCTCTCGACGGAGCATCCACCGCGTTTTTCGTACCCGAATATATTGAACTGTTAGTGATTTTAAATCCACCAATAGTCGCATCAAAAGCTACTAAGTCACTAACGTTTATTTTTGTAGCAGTTATACTTTTAGCAGTTATTATACTACCATTTAAACTGTTATATTCGGTTTGCTCTGATTCTATTGTAGTTCCGTTGGTATTTAATTTATAATATAGACCATCTGAACCCTTGATAACTAACTTATCAGCGACAAGCGTTCCTGCTTCTATCAAGTCACCTTTTATAGTTACACCCACAAGTTCACCAGTTATATGTTGACCGTCTACAACCAAATCTTTGATTATACCAGAATCAGCAAATAACTTTTCAATAGCTGCTATACCTATATTAGCAAAGTTAATATTAGCATATTTAATATCGGCATCCGCAGCGGATAGCTTATCAGTCTCTAACTTCTTTATATTCGCACTCTGAGCTTCTAATTTCTCAGTTACAGTCGTTCCGAATTCTGCAAAGTTACCAGATATCTTGTTAACTTCAACATTTGTCGCTTTTAATTCTTCGATAGTAGCGAATGTTAGATTTGCAGTTTCAGCATCTAATTTCTTAGTTTCTAAGTTTTCTATCTTACCATTCTGAGCTGTTAAATTATTTTTTATTTCTAAGTTTTCAGTTTCTAAGTTTTCTATCTTACCATTCTGTGCTGTTAAATTACCATTGATTTCTACGTTATCAGCCTCTATACGTTCTATCTTAGCATCTTGTGCTTGTAATTGTTCCGTTATTACTACATCGAACTCTGTAATCTTATCACCAACAGATTGATCAACGTCTTCCTGTCTAGTCGCCGGAGATGTTATATTTCCAGTAACAATGGCTTGGTGATCTTTTATAGTGACTGTTACTCTTTCGCCCTCTGACACATAAGTAGTCGTTAATATAGGCGTTAGTAGTTCAGAACCATCTATTTGTACATAGTCCTGTCCGTCGTATTTCTTTATAGTACCATATACAGTGGTTCCATTTTGAACGTTATTATCTTGTTTTACAATATCAACGAATTGCGATATTAAACTATCAGACAATTTCATATCATCACCTCCATAATTTAGTTGTAAATACAGCTTTCTCACTCACAGGTGTCCCAGGGACACAATCGATAGTTTGACTTATCACTTTAGCTTTAACATTATTCAAACCAGCTTTTGAAAAGTTTAACCTAACACAATCTCCAATTCTAACTGGACAATAACCATGTTTATATGAGACTGTAAATTCTATTGATGATAATTTATTCAATAGTTGCTCGGCATATTTATCAATCTGTAATTGTGTTGGATTCCCTATTATACTAGGATTAGATTCTCTGTGTATTATTTTTCTACCTCTATTCGGTATTGATAATGGACTATTTGGATCTACGTTTTCCACCTTAGAGTAGTAGTAGTCGTTACCATTAGAATATATAACTTCGACCACGTTTGGTATTCCATAGAGATCATGCTCAGTAGTAAGTTCTGGATATAGTATAGAACTATTATCATCATTATACGTCCATACAGGTTGTAGTGAATTTATATCTTGTACTGGTTCAAACATAACTCTCCCCATTTCATCTAACCCGTAAGAATAATTAGCATTTGATAATAGGTCTTTGAGATAGGTCATCCATGTATCGTCAACATTTGCTATGAAATCGTAGTAAAGTTTAGAGTTGTTTGTAGTTTTTACAACAGGAGCCCTAAGATTTTCATAAGTTAATTGATAAGCCATATCTATTATATTTTTGTTTTTCGGAATCGAGTATCCCAATGGTGGCATATTCTCGGTTAGTTCTAATAAAGGGGTATACGCATCCATAGTAACCGTAGATACTTTACCATCAAACGCTGAGGATGGTGTTTGAATTAGGAAAGTGCCTAATGGGAACTTTTCAGTTATTCCATTTTGAATTGTTATTAAGTAGACTCTAATATAAGCTTCACCTAAAGAGTTGACGACATCTATTGTCGCCGACCCTAAAGTATCAGCTGATAAATCTCTATCAATTTTACAACCCGTAACGTTTGTTATTAATTCTACATCTTTCCATGTACCAGGATCGACAATATAATATTCGAACGTTTGTTGCATTGATTTTAACCAGTCAGCCATTATATTCCTCCTTCAACTCTAGTTATATTAATTGTGACAGGTATTATTTTTTCAACATGAGTTTGATTATATGACACGTTGATATTAGCCCAATACCCTGTACCAGAGGGTTCTCTAACGTAGACATCGCCAGTCCATATAGATAGACGACGTAGACTATATAAAGTTTCTTTGTCAGACTTAGGTATGTCAACATTCCAAGTAGATTTTTCGTTTAGTTGTGTACCATAATAACTAACTGGTCTTTTTCTACCTATATAACTTATTAGTTCGACATCAACTTGAGCTTCGTCAGAAACGTCTATATTATATGGTAACTTCAACATCGAACCGGCCCACGATGGTTGTTCCAATAGATCGGTTAAGGTCGCATCAAAGTAACTCCAGGCTTCGTCCCATTGTATCACTATACTCTTTTCTCCAACTGGGTATCCAGGAAGATCGTAGTAACTAACCGATCCAGTTAAGGTCGATGTTGCGACTATTCTATATCTAGCAAAGTCCAGTGCTGGATGTGGATCTACAACGAATGTGTTATTACCATTAGTAAGATTGTCCCCTATTAATGTAAATGAGCCATCAAACTCACGTCTGTATACTGACAATAAGACATTTGGAACATATTCATTATTCTCGTCAACACAGAAAGGTCTTATTTGAGTAGTTATATTTTTCATATTAACTCCAACATCGGCATTAGGTACGTACATTTCATCTACCCAATTAACCGTAAACGTATGTTCCCTCTCTGTAGTAAGACCCGAATTCATAGACACCACACAAACTAGTTTATAGGATATATTATTTTCTAAATCAACATCACCAGCTGATAGTGTGACTTTCAACATTGTTTTTATATCGTAATATTTTTGAAATACGACATCGCCCGCATTAACATGTTTGAAGTTGCCTATTTCATCGACAGTATCATATGATTGTTGTGATATAATACTTACACTATAACCAGTTGGGGTTTGAGTCGATGGTCCCGGAATACCAGTTATCACTAATGGGAATTTGGTCATAGTGTTTACGACATTTCCTTCATTATCAGCGACTGATAATTGTAGAGTTGGAGGTGCATATACATCAACAACCCTTTGAACAGACCAATCACCATAGGTCAATGTTATACCAGCTGTTTGAACTCGCCATTCTATTTTGACACCTTCGATGTATTTTGAAGTATCTACAACGTAACTCATTGTTTTATCTTTATCGTCTTCGGACGCTTCGTTTTTTATATTATATTGTTGAGGCTTACCATTTATGATCAATTCTAATCTCGAGTAAGTAGCGCTAGATCCATCCTCGGAATTATGCACCCAATACAATATTAACTCACCACCCGTTATAACGGTTGTGGTAGATGACCAAGTAGTTGGAGCAGCGGGGTTTTTACCTATTATTATTGATTTGATATTAGACCAGGATGAGCTACCTTGACTATTAACGGCCCTTACTCTGAAGAAATATTCTTTACCACTCTCTAAACCTGTCTTTTCATAGTTTGTAGTAGTTACACCAGTAATAGTCTGAGTTTGATCAGATGAATCGAAGTATCTACTATTAGTAGTATATTCTATTTCATAAGTCTCAGCTGATACAACTTTAGACCATGCGATATAAATCGATGTGGCCGATGTAGCTCTCAGTTGTGTTATATCATCAGGTGTGGCTGGAATAGTACTTACATTCGAAGTATAGTCCGTCCAGTCACTATATAGATTATTTTTAACAGCTCTACATCTAACCTTATAATTATTCCCTGGTTCTATACTACAATTATAAGATGCGTGATTAGTGGATAATGCTGATATACCCACAGAGAAGACAACATCGTCATTCTTCACAACTTGGAACTCTATATAGACACCAGCTTCAGCACTATAGTTATCAATAGTAGCTGTAAGAGAATAATTCTTCACAGTGACTGTTGGAGTCGGTGGTTCTTCTGGTGGTTTAGGGGCATCAGTAAATGAAAATATTTTCTCTGACGACCATACACCGTTCCAATATACTGTTTCAGAACCATTCACAGTTCTCTTTTGAGAGTTTGGTTTACATTTGAACTTAACCCTCTTAGCATTTGATGGTGCGTTATATATACTTTGAGCATGTTTCTCAGTACCATCGTTGCCTACAAACCACACTCCATCACCAGTGTCGTAATACCACATCACGCTATAATTATCTACATTTGATCTATCGAAAGTCCAAGTGGCGAATATCGTTCTATCAGTACCCGATTGTAGACCAAATTGAGATATTACCACCGAGTATGACATTGTTGGTGGAACTGGTTCAGGGGTCACAGGACCACCACCCGTTTCCCCGACCTTTATTTTTTGACCAACATATATCAAATTCGGATTTGGTATGTTATTTATTCTTGCTAATTCTTGATAAGTCGTGTTATATTTACGGGCTAGATCCCATAAGGTATCGCCCCAAACGACCGTATGATATATAGCAGCCATACATTAAGTCCTCCTTTTTATTTTTGCGGCTCTAACTAGAGCTTCAACGGCATTAGATACATTAGATCCATCATCATATGTTATATCGCCGAATCTATAAGAATTACCACCATTATTACTACGACTATCTAAACTATTCTTTAGATCGTATATAGCATCAACCACATCACTATTGTCATTTTGATATCCTTGGTTGGAATTTCTAATAGCGTCGATATTCTTTAATGATACATTTCCAACACCAGCTAAACCAACTGATAGTTCTTGGTTTCTGAATAAACCATTTATAGCATCAACACCTCTATCAACAAGAGACATGTCTACTATTGGAGTTATTCTAGGTGGATCACCATCAAGATCGTCAAAGTTTATCTTAGATAGTATTGAACGCATTGTATCTAGGGTGTCAGTTCCCATTTCCTTAGTTGATTTGGTAACCAATCTTCCATATTTAGTGATACCTTTAGCTAATCCCATATCGTTATACATACCCATCTTTTCGAATTCTTTTGATGGTGAATTAATATCAAATACATCTTTAGCTTTTCTAATTGCTGATGAAGCAAGGTCTCCTATAGCGTTAGCTACTGAGCTTAGTCCTCCAGTTATACCTTCAACTATACCTGAAACAATATCGGCACCCAAATCAACGAATCCTGTAATAGAATCGGTTATAGCAGTCTTACCAGCTTCTATTAATTGTCCGAATACATCTTTGATGCCTGTTATTAAGTCAGGTAATCGTTTAGCCAATCCTTCCATAAGAGATGTTGCGAATGAGAACATAAGGTTTAAACCAGCATCAACTAAATCAGGGGATCTTTCCGCAATAGCATTTATAAATTTCGTCATAAGATTGATAGCTGCATCAACTAAATCAGGGATTCCTTCTGCAATAGAATTTATAAATTTCGTCATAAGATTGATAGCTGAATCAACGATACTTGGTAGATTCTTAGCTATACCATCTAATAATGCGACAACCATCTTACTACCAGCGTCTATAAAGTCTGGTAGATATTCTGCTAACGTTTCAAGAAGTGTGGTTATTATCGTAATGATACCACCAACTATCACAGGTGTTAATGCAATGATGGCAGTAATCATACCCTTAACCGCAGATATAACAACCTCGGTTATTAACGGCATATTTTGGTTTATAACTTGTAGTATTGCTATAATTCCTTCCCCTATTTTGATTATTAGATATGGAATTAAATCTATTATACCTTTTATTCCAGCAACCAACACTGTGAAACCAGCAGCACCCGATACAGCTAAGCCTGTTAATCCAGTGGAAGCTAGTAATAGACCAGCCCCTAGTGCTAATGAAGCCACACCCAATAGTGCTAGTGCTCCACTAAGACCTAGTAATATCGGAACGACGGGAGTTAATACTAAACCAGCTAAACCAAGAACTCCAAGAACTCCAGCTAGAGCTAGTAACCCTACTCCGATTGTACTTAGTTCCATAGAACCAAATCTCTCTAACACATTTGCTAATAGACCTAATGATACTGTCATTATTGTCATCGCAACAGCTCCACCAATCGAACCAGTCATCATCGTTGTGGCTATACCTATAGCAGCTAAAGCGCCTCCCAAACCTAAGACACCTTTTACTATAACACCGAAGTTTAGATTACCAATCTTCTCTATAGCCTTGGCAACTTTACCCAGACTAAGCATAACCATAGACATTCCTAACGCTTTACTAATAGCGCTTTGAGGTATTAATTTCATAGCTAATGCTATAGCACTTATAGCGACACCAATAGTTAACAGACCTTTTACTATTTGGTCTGGTTTGAGTGCATCAAACATTCTTATGGCTACCGATAGCCCCATTAAAGCCACGCTTAATATAGACATTCCAACAGCTGTAGATGTTAGACCAGGTATTGATCTTAATATAAACATTAAAGCTGCTATTGAAGCTAGACCTTTAACTAGTGACATGAAGTCGATATTACCAAATGCTTTTACAGCTTGTGATAACACAAGTAAAGATGTTGCTAATAGTAATAAACCAGTTCCTTTTAGAACACCCATACCGTCCAAGTTAGAAACCTTCAAGAATAAGGCTAACTCAGCACATAAGATACCCACACTTATAAGACCTTTAGCCAATACATCTAAGTCTAAACTACCTAATTGTTCGACAACTTTAACCATTAATTTAAGAGCTGTGGAGAACGTTATCATACCCCATGCGGCCTTCTTTAGTTGAGACCCATTTGGAGATATAATGTTTGCTGATAATACTAGTACGCCTGCCATAGCGGCTATCGATACACAACCCTTAGCTATAGTATCCCATTTTAGATTAGCCATTTTGACGAAAACGCCTGAAAGAATTAATAAACCAGTTGACATACCGATTAAAGCTAGAACTGTTTTAGCTGTCGAGCCTATACCAGAAGTCATGTTAATCATTTCAAAAGCTTTCATTAAACCTGCTAATTCAACCATTACAGCACCAAGCGCTCCTACTGATGGTAATAACTTATCGCTATCTATCTGACCTATTAATAACAATGCACCCGCTAATATAGCAATCGCACCCGCTATCTTAATTAGTCTATCGGCTTTAAGATTCTTTTGATAAACTTCTAAAGTCCCAGATAAACTATTCATAACATCTATTATAGAGTTGTTTAATTGTTTGCCTTTTATCAAGTCCATAAAGTTGTCGAATACCGATTTCAGTTTCCAGATAACACCTATTAAAGCACTTCCACCGATAAATTGCATAAACTTATCAGGGTCTATAGTTTCACCAACTGTTTTTATAGCGTCTGCAAATCCTTCAGAACTACTTTTGATATTATCTCTAGCGGTCTTTAAACCACCAACTAATGCTTTTATACCTTTATTTATATAAGTTCCAACGTTGGATAATTTATCCGACGCCTCTTTAAATCGATCAACTAGATATGAGAATTTCTCAACACCAACATCTTTTACGGATATAAACGCTCCTTTTAGAACACCTATAGCTTTTGAAACATAAGAACTAACCTTCTCAATAGATGGTCCAAACTTATCACTTAAGTATTCACCAACTATATCAAATACACTTCTTTCTTTTAGGATAGAAGCTGATTCTTTCAGATATTCTACGAATTCTCCAAACTCTATTTTGAATCTTTGAGTATATTCACCAATCTTACCATAATCAAAGTTCTTTATCCCATCTTTGATAGTTGTACCAAGCGTTACAAATCTATCCTTTAGTTCTGTGGCTATTGGTGTTAGTACTAACATTAACTTCTCAATGTTTGTTTTTAGGAAGTCACCTATTACAGCTAGAGGTTCTAACTGCGTCTTTATCACTCCAAGGAATGACATTATATTGTCTTTTCCAATGTTTCTTATACCATATAAACTATCAACTATCTTGTTATATCCATTGGATAAGAAATTAACTATAGTGTCTATTACTGGTTTAATGTATTTATTAACAGCCTCTAACGTTTTAACAACAACTGTTGAATTCTTTATAGCGTCACCTATACCATATATGAAATTGACTATAGCGGAACTCATGTTTATCAGAGTTACAGCAATACTTTGAGCTAGTGTTATAACTGGTTTAAGCGCTATAGTCGTTAACTTGACTACAACCCCGATTACTTTACCAACCAAGTTGACTAATAATCTAAGTGGTGTTGCTAGGAATGTTAACACGTTTGCTAGATTCTTAGATGTTTTTTCACTAACCTTAAAGAATTCAGTTAACTCTTTAAATCCCTTAGTTAAAGCGAATAACTTTTCACCAGTAACTTTTGGGATTATTGAACCTATAGCTTTAGCAAATGGATATATAAGATTATATAATCCTGTGAATATATTCTTAAATCCTTCTAATAAGTCACTACGTCCACCCATATCTTTCCAAGTTTTTAATATGGCGTTTCTAGCATCTGACATTTTGTCTATAAAACCGGTAACGACATTACCTACACCAGTCCATAATGATTTAGCTTCTTCGAAGTCACCAATGATTAACTTCCATGTTGTAGCCCATCCAGAACCAAGAGATTCCTTTGCGGTATCTATCAATCCTGTAAATGTTTTTATTTCAGTGGCTGCAGATGTCGCAGTGTTTGCTAATTGTACTATTTCTTTTGCTTGCTGCTCTGAATATCCTTGAGCTATTAAATCTGCTTCGCTATACGCTCCAGATATCTGTTTCAAGGTTTCAGTTAATACATCAGTAGTCAACCAAGCGCCCTCAGTTAAACTTTCTCTGAATGTTCCATATTTAGCGATTGCTTCATCAACACCCGTACCCATTACCCTTGCGGTTCTCTTTAGGGCAGTTTGGAATACTTCACCGCCCATACCAGCATTAACCACAGAGTTCCAGTCTTGTAATTTTACTGTTCCTGTAGCTATAGCTTGAGATAACTGATACATCGCTGTACTAGCTTGTTGCGAAGTTGAACCAGACACAGCTGCTAAGTTGGCTATACCCTTTATCGAAGCAACTGATTTATCTAGATCTACACCTGCTGCAGTGAACGTACCTATATTCCTTGTCATTTCAGTGAAGTTATATATTGTCTTGTCGGCGTAGGTATTTAACTCATCTAAAGCTTTATTAACGTCATCTAGAGTACTACCTTTACTTTGAGTATTAGCTAATATTGTTTGCACAGCATTCATCTGAGTTTCGTATTCTCTAAGACCATCTGTTATAGGATCTAAAGCAAACGATTTAATTAGACGTGCTCCGGCGCTTACTGCCAATGTTACAATATTACCTAAAGCAACACCTGCTGCGATTTCTAAAGCTCCAAATTTATCCTTTACTGAATTGAGGGCACCACCAAAGCTATTTTGAATTTTACTAGCTGATGTGGTAACAGTCTCCAACCCTTTAGATACTCCTGGAAAATTTAAAGCCTCTTTAAGTTTCGCTATTGTTTTTAAACTCTGACTTACTCCTTGTTCAAAGAGACGGTTGTCAAATCGCATCTCCGTAACTCTTTCTTCAATTATTTTACTCACAATTTAGTTACCTCCTTCCATGCGTCGTTTGTAAGTTTGTCAAATATCGGCTGAATGGCCGGATTAATATAATCTCTACCTTTTACATAACCACCATTTTTAGTACCGTGACCATATTGTAAGATAATAGCAATTGGAACGCCATTTACAACATTCGAATTGTTAAAATTAATAGTAATTGAATTATTCGTTCTTTGTATTTCATAAGACCACGAGCTTGCAGTCTTACCTGTATCTTGAGGGGTTGCGGCTTTTAACGCGTTAACCCCTTCTTGTGCATACTTTTCTATACTTCTTATATTCACAGCCTTTCGAGCATTTTTCATATAAGAAATAGTTTTAGAGAAGTCACCATTACTTTTGACTTTAATCATAGTAGCATCCTTCTAGAACTTAGTTCCTTTTAATAACCATGTCCAAGTATTGTCACCAACTATACCATCACCAGATAAACCTCTATTAGTTTGGAATTTAGCGACAGATTTCTTAGTACCAGCTCCAAATATACCATCTGTGTCGATATTAAATCCCACAGAGTTTAAACGTCTTTGGATTAATCTGGTTATGTTTCCACGCGCTCCTTGTTTAACTAATGGACAAGCTTGTAATGTTCTAGGTCCCCATATACCATCTACGGATAACTGTTTACCATCAGAATCTCTAAAACCTTGAGCGTTTAGTTCTTTTTGTAACTCAGCAACCCATGGGTCGTATGGTTTAGTAGTTGGTTTTTCAACCTTTACTGGTTCATTTTGAGGTTTTGAAGTTGTTTCTTGGTTAGAAGCTCCTATACCAAAACAACTAAGTAAACCGCTAGCTAATTTATCCAACTCGTTGTTGAATTTTGTTAGATCGTTGATATTACTTATAAAGCAACATTCCAACATTCTATACGAATAACCTTTTGACGCAGCTCTATTAACATTACCTAGGTTATTTCGCTCTACGATAGAGTTAGATCTTCCGGGGAACATATCGGATATGAAATTAGCTATAGCTGAATCATATGCATCTGGCTTATATCCTGTTTTTATTATTACATGGCCACCACAGGCTTCTGTGTTAGAGCTAGAATCCATGTGAAGTTCTAGTATTTGATAATCTTTTGATATAGTTAGATTACTGATACCTTTATCTTCATAGTAATTCCTATTAGTGTCACCTAGTAATACAGAATCTCCACCGAGTTCTTTCATACGTCTACCTAGTACTCTAACTCTTTCAGCTTCTGTAAAACCACTACCACAAGCCCCACTATCACCAGCGCCATGACCACAAATAATGAATAATTTAGACATATTATCACCCTTTCGTATTTAATTGCTTTTTACGAGCCGCATTTAATGCTGCATTACGACTCAATAATTCTTGTTTACTCATCTTTTTAGGAGGTGAGTTTTTAATATCGCAAACTCTAATAAGAGTTAACAATCTATTGAGATGCCAATGTTGACATTCCATAGGTACATTTTGTGTTATCATCCAATAATATATCAACTCTGTGGTAATTACTTCTCTGTTGGTATTACCATTCTTAGTTTCTGTGAAACGAGTGGCAGTCATAGGAGAATTGATATAGTTAGTTATCTTTGTTATATTATCATTTGTGATATTATCTATAACTTCATCTTCAACCTCGTTTAAACACATACATTTAACGTAATCGATAAGTTCTTCATTAGTTTTTTCGATAGTTGATATGAATGGTTTACACCACTTGGATTCCCATTTTGAGATTGATACTAGGGAGTGCTCTAATTCTAGAACACGACCCTCTATATATAAGAATTCCTGGGTTCTTTCATCGTAAAGTTCCATCCCAGGAGTAGTTATTTTCAACATTGATCTAGACACCCTTGTTTAAAGGTAATGTTTTATTTTCTACACCTTTAGGGTTGGGTATTATTCCATTTACAAACTTAGCAGCTGCTTCAGCATCACTTACTAATTCTACAAATAGCTCCGTATAAGCTTCAGTTTGCGCAAAGGCTTGTGATAATTCTTCAGACTTTATAAATCTCTTTCCGTCTTCACTCTTAACACCATATGACTTTAACACTAAGTATTTAAATTCATTGATTATAGCTGGCACATCTTTCGCTGCTACAATTCTTTCTATATATTTACTTAATCCACCTGTACGAGATAATTCCATTTCTGTAACTTCTGCTTTTGACAAGTTGAAGTAAAAATCTTCAGTTATTTCATTCCCATTATAATCTTGATACGTTATTGTTTTCTTTAACATTATTAATCCTCTCCTTAATCATGTAAATTTTTAGAGGTCTCCGTAAAAGAGAGACCCCCTATTTTGAATATTATTTTGTGTCACTAATTTTTAATGATGTCGCTGCTGCTGCAGGAAGTGCTTCTTGTGCTGTAACTAATGCAATGATTTCATCAGGTAGCATTAAAGTTGGTTCTCCACTACCACCGTATAATTTCTCTTCAACTGCAGCCATTGTAGATGGTTTTAATTTAGTTGAATCTAATACAAGAGTTGATGTTGGATCTTGTCCAGTAACTTCAACTGGTGTACTTGTAACCTCCCAAGAGAAAGTTATAGCTTCTGGATCATTATTCACAGTATTGTATGCTTTCTCAGATGGAGAAGCTTTACATCCATATACTATGTGTAATTTATATCCATGTTTATTACCATTTGTGTCACTACCTATAGTTGTTCTATAGCATAATGCGAAAGTGGATCTAGGTTGTTGTCCTAAAATAACACCTTTTTGTAAAGTTACAGTACCATCACAAGCACCGAACTCATCAGGATAAGTATAGGCTTCAATAGTAGCTCCAAATTCCTCCGCTGAATATAATTCTAGATATTTTATATCATCAGCATATAGCGGCGTGGCTTCTGCTCCAGATGGCGATTCGGTAATTGATATTAATCCATTCCAGGCAACACCGCTACCATATCTTCCATTATTCATTACATAAAGTACACCATTCTTAACACCAGTTTCGTATAAACGTTTACCTGATTCGTCCCATTTAAGTCTTGCCATTTTATTTCATTCCTCCTTAATAGTATAACGTAAACATATCATGATTTAGATTATCCGACACGAAGTTAGTATTGTGAGTGCACATTGGTAATTGTGAAATCTTATTTACCACTT